AGGTAATTTATTTTCTTTCGATGTCTTCTTCAATACAATTTTCGCCGTATTGGATTTCAATGAGTTTTAGTGGCTGGTCAGTTTCGTTGCATAACATGTGCCATTCATTAGCATCGATGAATGTACTTTGATGTGCTATTAAACTACATTTTAAGTCGTGGTCTGTGCTTGAATCTAATGTATACACTGCTGCTTGCCCTTCGGCCACAAACCAAAATTCTGCACGTTTTTCGTGACGTTGCATACTTAAACAAGTCTTTGGGGCAACTGTAAGCTCTTTAAGTTTGACGCCTGGGCCGCAAGTGTGCAAAATCCTGTAATATCCCCAGGCGCGAGAGGTCTTAGGTGCCTTCCATTCTTCTAGTATCCAGCTAGATGAATTACGTTTGTCTTCACCACCAATACCAAAAACAAATTCTATGTTATTATCTTGGCAAGACATTTCGGGAATATTGTCTTTAGTTCTATCTCCGCCATTAGCAAAAATGATTTTTGCATCGGGATATGCAGCCCTAACTCTCTTAATTGCATCTATACTAGAACCGTCATCGTCGTAAAACTCATAGACAAAATCTACCATTTTAAGATTATCAACTATAGTTGCACGTTCCGACCAAGGCATAAATGCTCGACCCTTTTTACGTTCTAACCATGCATCACTGTTAACACCCACTATTAGCAGGTCTCCTAATTTTTTCGCTTCTTCAAAATAAGCAATATGGCCGCTGTGAATCGGATCAAATCCGCCTGTTACTAGTACAATTTTCATACAATTACTTATAAGGTAATATCTTCCATGCCCGCAGTTCTGAGTCTACTGACATGGCCTAGCATAAAGTTTTTACTTTCTAGTCCTTTCATTAGACCCAACCACTTATTTCGAACCAGTGCAACTTCATTGATGATTGTTTCAAAATCAATTACTTCATCCTCGCCATCCACATATTTTTCAGCATCTCTGCTAGTTAATGCTCGAGGATAATTTTCTAAATATTTTTGAAAATGCCGTTTACGTATCTTACGCAACTGAATATTCAAATAATTAAGAATGGCTTCAATTTCCTGTAACTGATTAAATCGAAGTTCAGTTATACCAGGCAGGGATGCAATATTTTTTTCCAGATGGCCTTTAATAGCACAATCGAACTTGGCATCTGCCAGTTCATTTTCATAGTGAATTATGAACGCAGGTATATTACCCAAATCCTGAACAACTCGATTATACCACATTATTCTTTAACCATTTTATCTAGCCATGGGAAATATTCTCTCCAGTTCAGACCTCGGCGTAAATCATTCTGCTCTAAGTAAGAAATAAGATCTTGTTGGCGTTTTAAATTAGAATTCGATTTTTGTTTTAGCTTTTCTATAATCCCAGACAACACATTTAGAGTTTGCTGCTGGTCCCAAGAATCCCTTGGAATAGATTTGTACACACTATTTAATGATTGTTCGAATACGCTTAGATCAAAATTTACAGGACTAAAAATGCTGTCTTCGGGCAATACTAAATGCATATACCAAAAAATTTCTTTATTTTTACTCCACTCTTTATATTTAAGTACTAGATGTTCCATGTCGTGTATGTTCAATGAACATATAGTAGACAATAATCCGATTCTTAAATGTTTTAGTTCGATTATTGTTTTCATATTTTCATCAAACAGAACATGATTAAATCCAGAACGGACATACTCTTGACTCTTACCCCAACTATCAACACTGACTTGTATGTCTACTCGTTTAACTTTACCATCAGCTGATAATTTTTCAAGTCTTATTGCAGTGTCTTTAACTATACTATTTTTTATATTTAAATTTGTAATAACATTAAATTCTAAGTTCGGATGAGGGTTTGATTCAAAATACTCGATCAATAAAAAAAAGTCTTTTTGAAGAAATGGTTCGCCTCCTGCGATTTGCAAACGTAATAGTGATCTGCTATTTTCTTTAAACCATTTCCAAAATAGAGGTACGAGTTCTTTATAATTACCTGAATCAATGTCATTCAGATGTGTAAGTATGCTACCGCCAAATTTATTATCTTCAGCTTGTATAGCAGAACTCAATGAACCATTACAGTACACACATTTTAAATTGCAGGCATTGGAAAAAAATACTTCTAAGATAACTGGTTGAACATCGAGCCTGTCAGGATTACTATCCAATATCTCAGGATATATTTCTGGTATTTGATTTTGAAACATTCTGTCGCTTATTCCGCCAGACTCTTCTATACTTTTACAATACTCGCAAGTACCAGTTGGCCACTTACCTTCCAACATTTCAGCTCGAGCACTTACCTTCTCAGATGTATTATGAAAATTTTCAAAATTTGATGCATCGATCGAACTTCGACTTGCTCTATGACATGATGATGTTTTTCCACTATTTAAATATATTGTACTCCATGCCCATTTTAGTCTGCATGACGTATCTGTTTTTATTGGAAAATATTTTGGCATACCCGATTATTACTCTTCGTAGTCGTCTTGATCTTCTTCATCTAATAGATTGCCAGCATACTCGTCGTAACTTCGCTTAGTATAACTGTCAATTCCACTGAACTCTTTGAGTTCTATATCACCTAATAGATCAACTAATATGCTCATTAGATTATCACTGGCTTCTTGCCTGTCTTTTTGTGGAATATATTGTTTAAGTGTTGAATAAACTTCACTTAATAATTCTGTGTCAATTGTCATTCGATTTCTTTCTAATTTGCCACCCTTTACATTTTCCGTGTGAGGGTATTTTGTTAAATTGTAAGGATTTTTCCATAGTAGATATAACTAAATTATTATCTTTACAAAATTTATGAAACTCACCTACTACTATATATTCCGTTCCGTTTGGGGACGTAAAAATATATTCTTTACTATTATTCTTGTTGCCTTTCATTCTACTAGAGTGTGCTTGTTTATTCTCAGTTGAATGATGTTTTCCATAAAACGGATTTAATGCGCCCGGTCTTGCTATTTTCTTTTTTGTTTCCTCTGAATGTGGTTTACGTCCATTCTTTTTACAAGTCTCAATGTAACTGTTCACTCTATTAGCAATGTGCTCTAGACTTTGTTTTTTTCCTTTCCAATTTGGCGGTCTATTATCTAAACATATATTCGTTAATATACCATTCGGATCAATGTTTACTCTGCCATACTTTTTAATAAAATCAGTTTCTATTGCGTATGCATCATTTTCATTAATAATATCATCGACTAAAATATCAACAGGTATATCGCACCCTATTGATTTTAAATAATTTATCTTAAACACTTTATGCCTGTTACTTGTATATTCGGCAGATTCATTAAAATGATCAAGATGCCTATTATTAATTTTTAATCCTTTACCTATATAAAAAGGCAAATTAGTTCTAACGTCTATTAGAGCATAAACATAATACATAGCAGTTCTCCTATATTTATTTATCTAAACTGCTATGTATCCGTAAATATTATTCTTCAGGCAATTCTGCTAGTGCTGCTGATTCGCCCCTGTGTGGATGTTCCATGATATCTTTCATTACTTGATCCAGACATTGGTCTTCATTACGCTCCCACGCTTTGCGGAATTTTTTAATCACAGTTCCATCAAATAAGGTACATTTAAGACTATTACCATCTTTAGATAAAATCTCTTTTCCTTCAAATAAATCAACAAGCCCAGAAGTTGGACTCATTCCTTGCTCGTAAGGAATCTTAACCTGTACACTCTCGAACGGCTTAGCATAACGAGTTTTCATAATCTTGCAGCTAGCACGAATACCTTTAACTTCGCTGATTTTGTTACCATCCTCATCCTCTTTGAGTTTGAGTTTACGCATAGCGACAACAACAGAGCTTGCATAGATAAAGCCTTGACCACCACTAATTTTATCGTCTGGATCAAACATGTCTTGACTTGCGTAGGTATGGTTTGTTGCCACCAGCCCCAAGTTTAAATCACCAAACATGTTAACGCAATTACGCACCAATGCTGTTAGTGCTTTAGGTTTACGGCCCATGTCACCTTTCATATCGCCTGCTTGGAACTGATTAACATCTGTTGGTGTTAGTAACATACCCAATGAGTCTAAGACAAATAGTACCTTAGGCCTTTCTGCTTCTGGTAATGCCTTGTACTCTTTAACAAATTCGCTGATCATCTTAGCAACATCATCAATCATTGCCATGTTCAATTTCAATAGCTTATCTTCCGATGTATCAACACCCAGAGCATGTAGCCATGCTTCATCTAGTGCATTTTCAGTGTCAATTAAGATAACATAAATGCCTTGTTGTTGGGCATTTTTAACAAGATTGCCTGAGCAAATAAAACTTTTGCCTGCTCCAGATTCTCCTGCAAATACAGTGACCTTGCCCATAGGGATTCCTTTATTAAAGTCCCCGCTGATAAGATAGTTTAGTGCATAGTTGTTGGTAGAAATCCATGTGTCTGGATCTCTAAATCCCACACTAATACCGTCAATACTTTTTGTAATGCTTTTTCTAAATTTGCTTAAGTCAAATGGTTTTGTTGCCATGATGTTTATCCTTTTAATAATTTAAATTTGTTGTTGCTTTTAAGATTTCTATACACAACTTGTCTATACTCGGTTAGTCTATTTTGAATATCTACTAGATTCCCGATATTTAAAAAGTTGCCAGACGGAACCACATTTCGTTCTTTACACCAATTTATATATTCTGAACTCAGATTAATAGTTTGCGGGCGACATAAATGTAGACTAACAAACCCCAGCAACTGATCATAAGAGTTTTCGTCCAGATGTTCTAGTTTATCATCAAATGTAAGAAACTTATTATACAGAGTTCTTCCACGATGATTAAATGCTATTCTTAAACTACAAATATCGTTAGATAACAAAAACTTAGAGAAAGGATTCGAGATAGAAAAATAACTATTATTGGAAAATTTAATAGAATTGAAAGACTCTTCTAGAATATGCACATTTTCGTTAATTTGACGATACGTCTGTGATAATTCTAATATATCTAAACATTGAAGAAGAGGTATGACCGATATTTCATCTGGCAACCCGTGATGTAATTTTTCATCTATCTCGTTATTTTTTGAACGATTGCCGTTATTTCTGTATTCTTGAATACTATAATTAGTGGTTTGGATATTAACCCAATACGAGTGTATCTTGTTTAAAACATACTGGTCAAGGCATTCGAGTTCTGAATACTCATCAAACTTATTGCCAGTTAATTTTTGTATAAACTCGTTTGAAACACGAATCGACTTTTGTAATTCATTAATACTGCGAGAAATGCCGTTGTACGTCGACTCGTCTGCTACAAAGTTATTGAGATTATTTTTATCCAAATGATCAAGATAATATTCAACAACTTCATGATTAACAGGGACGAACTCTAGTTCGTCCCCGCTATGCTCGAACACTAGTTTAATTCGCATAAACCAATCAAAAGATTTTTATTACTTTTGACGATTACGAATCATTGCCAAAATGTCTTCGGCACGTTGACTGGCAGGTTTAGCTGCTGCAACTGGCGCAGTAACTTCTGGCTCGTCGACATCGAATGGAGGATCATCGTTTGTTGCCGCAGGTGCTGGACGAGCTACAGCCACAGGTTTTGCAACAGGGGCATTGTCATCATCGGATTTATTACTGCTAGCAGTACTAGTCATTCCGGCTGGCTTGTAATAAGCACTCCATTTATCAGCATCAAATGGTTCGCCGTTCACACTGGCTTCAAACATTTCCTTGATGATTTTTAGTTCGGCTTCACTGGGCTTTTTAGGCAAAAAGTCTGCCAGATTATACAATCCAAACTTTTCTACTGCTTCAAGTTCAGATTGAGTTAAGGCACTTTCTTTACGAGCCCATGTGCTGGTGTTGTAATCAGCATAGCCGCCTTTACTGGTTTTCTTGATATTGAAATCAAGGCCACCCTCATAGTCAGTGGGAAGATTTTCCAACTCTGGATCCATGAGTGCGTTTTTTACTAGATTAAAAATCTGAGGGCTGATGATAAAACGACGAATTGGATTATCAGTGGATTTGTCGTCGCTCAACGGATTGTCTCGAACAAAACCTTGGAACAGATAAGATTTTTTCTTCCAATATTTACGACCCATTTCTTCAAGACTCTTGTCCTTGAACCATGTGCGAACTTCTGCCAAGATTGGACATGCTTCTCCCCACATTTCAACGCAAGGGACTTGCACAAATGTTGGTTTGCTGTCTACCTGACCTTTGATACCTGCAAACGGCAGTTTAATCATTAGTCGTTCGACCCAGAAAAAAGTGTTTTTGGTATTTGCGTCTGGAAGGAATCGTACACGAGCTGTAGTACCTTCTGGGATGTTCCAATGGGCGTAAATGCCATTGTCACCGCCTGATTGGCCGCCTTGGCCTTTGTTTTCCTGCGCTTGCAATTTTGCGCGAATTTCTGCTAAAGATGTTGCCATAATGTTTCTCCTATATGATTTAAGATGGTCTTTGTTGTGCCTAGATACACACTGCACCGTTGCAGTATATAACAATTGTATTTAGTCTGTCAAGACTAAAAGTGAAATTTTTGTTTAGCACAATTAAAGTATAACTGTGCCAGAGATAGAACTCAAGTTATTTGGTAATACCAGCTAACTGTTTGAGAAGATTGGTTTCTAATTCTTCCATCACACCGCTGCTATAGCTACCAATTTCTCTATCGGCAGTGGTGCTTCCGTAGCTGCCGTATCCGTATTCATAAACTCCCATACGAGGGAATTCAAAATGTGGATCCCATGCTGCTATAATATCTTTGGCTCGCTCTAGTTCTTCTCGACTTTCGAAATAATATACTCCGTCACTGAATCTAAATTCGAATCCATGCTCTTGAAAAAGTTGAACTAGTTGTTCGTCCTCTGCGTCGCCGTCTATTACATTGCCATCCGAGTCTGCCGAAGTTAAACTGTTTGCAAATGGGCTGTCTGTGTTGCCGTTGTCATCTTCTGCGTCTTCTTCCACATCCAATTTTAAGCTAGCATGTTTTTTATTTTGATCGTCTATGGTATTACCGATATTTTCAATTATACCGTTGGCCCACGATTCAAATTCATCCGACACTGCATTTTTTCTTTGCATATACGCTCGTCGAACTACAGGCAGTGCATCCATTAATCTATCATCAAATACTTTGCGAACAAATCGTTCACGAAGTTCGTCGATGTCGAATTGGTCTTCATCCATTACTTCTGGTTGCCACAATGCTTTATATTGTTCATACCCACGCTGACCACGTATAGTAAATAAATCTCGATGCAATTTACCATAATGATCGATGGCACTTTCTACCATTTGAGACGTTTCAATGTCTTCGAAGGTCCTGCCTCGCATGTTTCGAACAAACAATTTCAAAGACGACATTTCTTTAATAATTTTAGTTATATGTTGTCCAAAATCGTCGTGTATTGCACCACTGTTTTTTACGTGACGAGCATATGCTCTTGCGCCATTGAATGTAGTGCCTTCGGGCAGTCTAAATCGTTCACCCAAGGAATTCTCGATGTAGAATGCCTGTATATTTCGACTTCTTGCACCGGGAAGAGTTTCGTCTACAATTGGCTTGCTGTGTCTGGCTATAATTTTTACATTGTCGTAAAGTTCATAACTGCTGCGACTTGTTCCGTATTGCTTACTTTCTGTTACACGGATATCGTCTTTGTTCAATACTTCTGCATTTTTATTAGCGTGTTTCAGATCTCGCAAATTTAATCCGCTTTTGGCAATATCCCTAATGTCAAAAGTTAACAAATTTCTTTTAGCAAAAAGTCTTAAATTTTTTAAAAAAGCATACCATACTTTTTTTTCTTCTGGGGTCATGCCTTTATCAATCTCTTTATCAAAATAAACTTTGAGATTGTTGTCATCTACTAGACTGATTGTTATGTTTCCAAACTCTTTGCCATCTCTAATATAATCGAAATTAAAAAATCTGGCCAAGGAAGGGTCCAGCGTGGCTTTGGCGTTTTCGTCTCCGATGTTAACAGAGTCAAATCGGCTGCGAATCTTGTCAAATAAATTTTCAGCTACTTTATCAATTTCAATCATGGTATTATATTTATGCTAAACGGTTATCAAATCATAATGAAGGGCATTGGCATTATTATGTCGTCCCTGTCATCTTTTAGTTTTTCGTCCAAGTTCGGGTCGAACTCTCTTAAGAACACTGCCATCCTAACAGCAAGAATCAACGACATAACCAAATCATCTGTTTCCCCAAGTTTCGCGGCATATCCACTACCCGATGCAATAAAAGTTTTTAATTCACTGACAAGGGCTTTACTGGCAACATGTAATTTTCTGGTTTCAATTAAATTTTTTAATTTAGC